GTGTCATATACTTGCTTTTGCATTGAAAAATAATTAGCTATGAAAGAGGCTAAGTCTTTTGATATTGCTTGACGAATAATTGTGTATTTATTTTTTTTAAAACTCATACTAATTAGTTTTAGTTATTGTAAAAGCTATAGTTAATCTTGGTTCATTTGTTTTATTTTTTGGAACATAATGTATTAAATTATCTGGAAAAAATAAAATGTCACCTTCTTTAATTTTTGGTGACTCTAAATATTCAAAAGATGTTTTTGAATGTTTTTTTGGATTAAATATTAAATAATGAACTGCTGTTAATCCACCGTTTTCTCCATGATGATGAGGTTCTTGATATTGTTCTTTTTTATAATAATTATACCAGATGTCACTTAAATAATATTTATCAATATTATATTTTTTAGAAACCCTTATGACTAACTTTTCATATTTTTCTTTTAAAAAACCATAATTAATTGAATGAACATTTTTATCATAACTATGCACGACATGACAATTACAATTCCATTTATTTTTATTTGGATATAAAGTGTAGTTTTTTTCTATATTTTCAATATTATTTTCTACAAATTTTTTAGTCCATTTTAAATTAGTTTTGTAAAATATATTATTAAACATCTTTTGCCATTTCTTTTGGAACAGCCTGTATGTTCCAATGTATAAATCTAAATGGTTCTTTACCATGATCTACTGCAAACTCATGTTGTAAATAACCAGGAAATATTATTAACATACCTGGTTTTGGTCGAATATGAAATTGTTCGTGACCAGGCCATATACCTTTAAGATTTGCTTTCATTTTTAATTTCGTGCATCTTGCACCTGTTTTTGGTTCATGAAATACAGGATAAGAAGTTTGATCACTACATTTTAAAAAATAAAAACCAGATACGTGTTGATTCCAATGTATGTGTGCAGAATGATGACCACCACCTTTTTTTGCAAACTCTTGCACCCATAGCTCACTAAATAGTGTTGTGTATTGTGACATGTCATAACCTTGATGATCTAAATACTCCCAAGATTTTTGTCCTACATAATTTCTAAAATCCAAAAATTCATTATCCATTGTAAGTGGAGTTGAGTGATAGGATCTTCCAAAGTCTCCAAATTTTTTTATGTATTCTTTTTCTCTCTTACGAGCATCGCTAATATATTTGTTACTTGCTTTGTTTAATGATTTAACAAACTCTGGTTTTTCCTCATTCCATATTATTGTTGGAAAATAACTATTTATAAACATTATCTAAAAGGCCTCCCTAAATGCCATACCACAAGACTATATCTTGTGCCTGATGTTACTGGTTTAACTCTATGCCACACAAAACTAGGAAATACAATAATAGATCCTTTGGGTAATATCTCTTTACATTGTATTCTATGTTTTGATTCGTCTCGCATATGTGGATCATAATCTCTAAAATCAAACTCTAGTTCACCACCTGTGTATTCTGATCCATCTGTTAATTGACAAGTCATTGATAATTTTCTAATCAGACCTTTTTCTGGTCCCTCTTTATCATAAGGTTTATTCCAACTATCACAATGCCAATCATAGTATTGATTTAACTTGTATTTTGTAAACTGACAAGACTCACTTCTCTCCCAATCAAAATTCCAACCAGCATTTCTGTTTGCGTCATGCACATATGGATGTATTTCTTTATATATCCAAGTGTCATTCAACCATACTAAATCAGACTTTCTTTTTTTTTGCATATTTAAAACTTCGTCTTTGTTGAGTTTTTTATCACCATAACCACCTGTTCTAGCCATAACTTCTTTTTGTGAATTTGCGTATTGAATTACTTCATCACAAAATCTAGGTGTTAACGCACTTTTAAAATACCAATAATAATTAGATATATTCATAACTAATTGTTTGTATAAAATTTAGATTATCTTTTTGATTATTAATAATGTAGTACATGTTGGTAGAAGGAAACATAATAAATTTGTTATCAGTCAAAGGTATGTCCCAACTTCGGCCTTTTCTTCTATTATCATCAAAAAATATTTTAACAGAACAATTTTTTACATGCACCCCATATAACATTGTAAAATCTGGTGAATTTTTTAAATCAACTGCATCATAATTCATGATGGGTGATGAAATTGTTTGAGGTTTAAAAACACTACCATGTGTGTTTTTGTTAATTAAATTTAAATTATATTTAAGATTTATATGATCTCTTACATATGTATTGAGCATATCCCAAGTTCTTGAAAAAGGAAATTCAGAATCAGTTAAGTTTGATTGTAATATATCTTGCTGTAATTTTTCTCTATCAATGTCCCAATCTTTAGGCATTGAAACATCGCCATAATATAAAGCTTGTTCACTTAATATTTTTTTGTCCATTCCACCTCAATTTACAATCTTTTAAGTTAAAATCAATTATGAAGATAATCCGTCAGATAATACCCAACCAGCTGTGTTGTCAGCTTGATATGCCTCTTCATCCCAAACATAATTCCACTGATGAGTCATAGCCTCGTTTTGTGATTTTTGTTCATCAGTTAATTCAGGAGCACTATGCGGTCCATCCCAACTTGCAGTTGTTAAATTTTTTACCCATGAAGGATAAGGTTTTTTTGGCCAGAAGATATTGTTATCTTCATCCCAGATATAACCTATTCCTGCATAGTTTCCTCTAAATGCTTTTGAGTCATCACCTGATGAATGTTTGTTGCCTGATGTATTATAAGATGTTTGAATCCACATCTGTGCAGGCCAGTTATTGTGTGTTTCTAAATATTGTTGACCTACTGATTCATCTTCAACATTATCAGCATTAAGCATATCTTTATTATCTAAAGTTAATACTTGAATGACTTTTCCGTTAGCTCCTAGTTTTGCAAAATGTGCCATAATTCCTCCTATTATATTATATTTATTTTAAAAAATCTACCATGTCCATTATTGATATTTATATGTAATTACAACAATACCTGAACCTCCATTACCGCCATTTGATTCATTTCCATTACCAGAATTTCGACCACCACCTCCTCCTCCTGATCCTGTATTTACTGTTGCGTTTGTTCCAACTGCATCTACACCTCCTGCACCTCCACCACCTGTGCCTCCAGCACCAGCAGTATTTCCATTATCATTACCACCACCGCCACCCCCTGCTCTGGTAACGGGGGATGCTGTAATAGTTGATGCAGTACCTGCTCCTCCAGCTCCAGAAACATTTGAGGGTGCACCATTTCCTCCCGCAGCACCTGCTCCACCACCACCGCCAGTAGCGATTGTGACTGGCCAATTATCTACGTTAGCACCTCCAGGATTTCCTTGTGGCGGAGTAGTTGGAGGTGTATTACCTCGACCTGATCTACAAAGATTATCTACCCAAATTGCAGTGCCTCCACCAGAACCTCCAGGATGGCCTCCATAATTAAAAGTTGAAGGATTTGGGGCTGTAGAAGCATTACTTGAACCTCCACCTCCACCTGTTGATGTTATTCCAATGGCTGAAGAATCATTTCCGTTACCTCCAAATTGAGTTGTATCGGAAGATCCTGATGCTCCACCTCCGACTGTTATTGGATAACCTTGCACAGATACAGGAAGAGTTCCTTGTGGACTTGGGTAGGAAGTTCGATAACCACCAGCACCTCCACCACCTGCTCTTCCTTTTCCACCACCGCCTCCACCAGCGATAACTAAATAATCTACTTTATTTGAACCTGAACAAGTTCCAACACATGAAACGCAGAAAGTTCCAGGGCTTGTGAATGTGTGTATTTTGTAATCTCCACTTGTAGTGACTGTACCACCTGAAGCCACAATAAATTCTTCAATACCTGCAATGTCACTTGCTTGTGCAAAATCAATTAATAACCAACCTTTTGTAGCATTTACATAAATAAATTCTAATGCAGCACCTTTTGTTGTGTTTCCATAATCACTATCAGTGCCTTGAATTTTATCCCCACCATTTTTTATAGTTAATTTGTTTGTATTAAAAGTTAGCGCATAATCTTTAAATGCCACAACATCACCTGCTGAGGGACTACTTGGCATTGTTATTTCACGAGCTCCTGATGATGTATCAATAAAATAACCTTTATTAGCTGCTGCTCTAAAATCTCCTGTTTGTGGTGTAAGCTGCCAATCAATAAGTCCTGCTAAATTTATTGTGCCTGTAGTATTATTGATTGTGCCACCTGTAATTCCTGCAGTATTTATTGTGCCTTGATTATTTGTTGTAGTTCCTGATGAAATAGTTACTGAATCTCCGCTATCTCCGATAGTAGTTGTAGTGTCCTTTCTTGGACTAATTTTGTTTGTTTTTATCTCACTCATGATTTTTTGTTATTTTTGCAAAATGAGCCAAATACTACCTATTGATATTTATATCTTATTATTACTATTCCGCTACCACCGCTTCCACCTGACCCAAAAGCATTAGTAGGTCGTGTATATCCACCACCACCGCCTCCACCACCAGTATTAGCTGTTCCAGATCCTGCAGTGCTTGCTGGCCGTGTACCAGCCCCACCTCCACCTGTACCACCTGATCCTGCAGAAGAGCCTGGATTTCTACCACCACCTCCTCCACCACCTGAAAAATAATAATATCCTCCACTAGATGAACCAGAAGTTCCAAAAGCACTAGGTATACCTCCACCAACACCTCCAGGAGAACCTGGTGCTGCAGGGGGACTATCTGTTCCTTCAGCTAAGGCACCACCTCCACCACCACCACCGACATTTTCAGGAGAACCACTAGTATCTCCTCCATCATTTCCTTGAGGTGGACTAACTGGAGGAGTGTTTCCAGATCCTCCTGTAGCACAAGTTCTAGCAGCAGCTCCGCCACCGGATCCTCCTGGCATACAGGCTCCTGGAGGAGATGCACTCCAAGGCAAACCTGTTCCACCTCCTGTTGAGGTAATTGTTGAAAAAACTGAATTAGATCCTTTACCACTAGGAGTTCCACCATAAGTGGGTGATCCAGTCCCAGCTGATCCACCTGCACCAACGGTTATTGGAAAAGCTGTTGCTGTTACAGATAAATCAGTTGGAGCTGATAAAGGTTTAGCTGGATAACATAAAGGTGCTAAACTTGATGAAGCAAATCTAAAACCACCAGCTCCACCTCCTCCTGAACCGCCTCCTCCTGCACCAGCCACTACTAAGTATTCTACTGCATCTGAACCAGCAGCATTTCCTGCACAACTTACACAGAAAGTTCCTGGCCCTGTAAATGTATGAATTTTGTAATCACCACATGTTGTTACAGTACCACCGGTTGCTGTAACAAAAAAAATCTGTTCTGTAATGTCTGCCTTTTTTGCTGCTCCAACAAGTAACCAACCTTTTGTTGCATCGACATAAATTAAAAAAATTGAAGCTCCTTCAGTAGAAATAGTAAAGTTATTAGCATTGCCTTGAATGTTTGAACCATTTCTATCAATCGTAATATTTGCCGTATCTGCTGTAAAAGAATAATCTTTAATTGCTACTAGATTACCTGCAGATGGCGAAGCTGGAAGAGTCACTGCAAATGCACCACTGCTGGTATCACAAAAATAACCTTCACCTGCAACTGCAGTAAAGCCAGAGGTTTTTATTGAACCTGTTTGCCAACTAACTGTATTCTGTATATTTCCTGTAATCGTACCACCAGATATTGTTCCAGTGTTCGTTATTGTGCCTGAATTTGTAATTGCTCCTGCAGAAGTTAAGGTGACACCTGAAGGTATTGTAATCGTATCACCACTATCTCCAAGTGTGACTGTGCCACAATTTGCTGTTGGTGTAATTTTATTAACTTTAACTTCACTCATATTACCTATTGAAATTTGTACCTTATTACCACAATTCCACTGCCTCCGACACCACCTTTTTGTGGAGTTGCATCCACTGGTTGTCCTGGTGTATCAATTCCAGTTCCACCTGCACCACCACCTGTATTAGCAGTTCCATTTGATCCTTCATTACCTTCTGGACCACCTGCACCACCACCACCAGTTCCACCTGCTCCTGCTGCACCACTTGGAATATATGATCCACCTCCGCCACCACCACCATAAGCTACTGGTGAAGCTGTTATAGAGGTTGTTGCTCCTGCACCACCAGTTCCTGGAGCTGCATTTGCCCCTACTGCTGTAGCACCACCGCCACCTGCACCTGCGTAAGGGGAACCTGATTGTCCAGTCCCACCATTATTTCCTTGAGAAGGAGATACTGGAGGAGTATTACCACTTCCACCAACGTGGTTTGGAGATATAGCAGGAAAATTAGAATAACCATTATAAGCACCCCCTCCACCTGAACCACCATCTCTTGTTAATGGTGCAGTTGCGTCTTGACCTGCAGTAACCCCTCCACCACCACCAGTTGATGTGATTGTGCTAAAAATTGAACTACCACCTACTCCACCACTACAAGCTGGAGCCGGTCTAAAAATTCCTGCAGTTCCTCCAGCACCTACTGTAATTGGGTAAGCTTGTGCTGTAACAGTTACTGCTGTTCCGCCTGGATTTCCATTTAATGGAGAAGCTGAATAACAATCAGCTGGACCTTTATATTCTCTTAAACCGCCAGCTCCACCACCGCCGCCGTGTCTACCTCCACCACCACCGCCTCCAGCAACTACCAAATATGAAACTATATTTTCTGCAGCTGTAGCAGATGCGTTACTTACTGTAAAAGTACCGGGACCTGTAAAAGTATGTATTTTAAAATTTCCTGAAGTTGTTTCTGTTCCACCAGAAGCTACTAAAAAAGGATTACCAGTAACATTTGAAGTCGAATCTTGCACATTTTTCCAACCTTCAGTATCATCTACATAAATTAAAGTAACTGATTGACCTTCTGTGCTTAAAACTGTAGATGCTGCAACACCACCTATTTTTTGTGATCCGTTTGGTGAAATAGTTAAATTA